TAAACGCGTAATGCACCCGCGCTTGCACCGCTGACATCACTTTTAATTGGCGCTCAAGCAAAGCCAGCGTTGTGCCTACAGGGGCTTGCGCTGACATATCGGATACTTTCATATCCGCTGTAGCTGCAAAACGACGCCCTTCTTCCACAATCTTGTCTAACAACCCCGACAGCACTTGGCTTGGTTCTTTATATGGCAGCGGCAGTATGTTGTCTTTTATAGCACCGGAACCAATATCCACGTCGCGCCACTCGCCGGGAGCAATCGGCGTGTCATCCCCTTTGATCCGCATCCCGCGTGATTTCAAACCACCGGGAAGATTACTTAGCGTCCCTGCGTCAACTAGCTGGCGCATAATACTTGTTGCGCTTTTAGCAAACCCACCGATTAAGTGGAACAAACCAAAACCATACGCGCCAAAACCGGGAATGTATTGGTAGTGAACGTAGTGCAACCGTTTTTGCCGTTTTTTGTCGTTTTCTTTCCAGTTACGGCGAATAGCCAAAATCTGATCTGTGCCATCAACAAACGTCACAATATACGGCAACGCCAAGCCGGTCGGCTCCCCGTGTTTGTCCGTGTCCTCAAACCCCGGCAAATCAAGGTCAACACATGCTTCGTAGATCGTATACCGATCATCGTTTATGGGTGATACGCCCGTTTCTAAATCTTTGCGTTTTTGAATATCTGTGGATGTTTTGAGCGGTTCACCCAAATCAACGTCCAACCAAAACCCGTTGTATTGCAACACTGCTACTTCGTTTTTAGTCTTGCGCATCCGGTGCGTAATACGATGGCATGTCAACAATTCAGACGCGCCATACGGCAGCATGATGTCTTCAGCCGGTACAAACACCGAAGTCTGGCGCTCCAGCACTGGGTCTTTATAGACTTTCTTAAAGGCTGACCCCGCTCCCGGAAGGCTCCACAACATGCGCTCATGTTCGGGACGAAACTCAGTCATGTTCTCCGTCAACTGCCAATTCATATCTTCCGACACACGCGCCGCTGCCGCGTCTTTATCTATTGTCTGTTTACCAACAATTTTGGTTTTAACCGGCCCCGCTGCGGGGAAGGTCTCCATAATTGTCTCAGACTGAAACCGCACCACAGCTTCAGTTATCATCGGGTGATATACACCACACGCTCCGGGCCACGGTTCTGTGCGGCTCTCATATTTAAGGCCCAGCAACTGGATACCGTCTTTCATCATCGTCTCCCAATCTTTGCGGGAGTTAACGTCGTTCTTAATGTCGGAAGATAAATCAGAGACCAAAGTTTGCAAGGCACGCTCGTCCATCTCTTCAGCAAGGTTAGCGTTGAAATCCTCAGACCCTTCTTTTCCGGGTTCTATAGAAATCTCAACCCCATCTGCATTAATGTTTACTTCCTCGGGGTCAACAATCTCAATTTCAACATCTGGTTGCTCTTGCGACATTGCGTCAATGCTTTGCGGTGCCTGATACAAACTTTTATCCATAGCCATGATTTATCCTCGTAAACTCGGTGCCTTAGTAGTACGCCATGCTGCGGCGCGGCCTAAATTCTTTAACAGGTTCTGCTTCATCTAGTTCTGTGCCTACGAACCCGCCTTGCCTAAACCGCAGCAACGCTTGTGTTGTTGTATCCACAAAGTCGTCATGTTCTCCAACCGGAAACGCTGCCATTTCTTCAATAACCTCGTGCGCCCAGCGTTCATCAGGTGCCCAAATCCGCCCACTGGCAAATAGATCAGCCACCGCGTTCACACGGACAACTTTGTCATTACCCCGGCTTGGCGTGAACTCCTGCACTGGAATCCCCGCCATACGCAGTTCTTGGATCAGTGGCGCACCCGCCGCTTTCTTTTCAACAATGAACGCATCCGGCTTCCAATCGTTGTAGTGGTTGAGCGCAACCTCTTTTAACTCAGGAAACTCCATCCTATCCTTAAAAGCATCCAGCAGTATAACTTGAGGCGCATTCTTCTCCTCCTCGTTATACCACACCCCCCACGTCGTACAGGCGCTATAGTCAGCGGAAGTCTTAGCTTCGAAGGCGGTATCCCATGACTGAATCACAAACTGGCAGGGCGGTGGGCGCTCATGGGGCCACATCCGCCACATCTCCCGTTTGATAATAGCAACGGTGTCAGAGGTCGGTTCCTGCTGATACTGAGCGTTCCAGAAGCGGGGCAGTAGTGATGCTTTTGTTTTAAGCAGTTCTTCAACCGGCCATTTCTCAGGCCACAGCGCTTTGCCTGACGGCAAGATAGCAGGAAGTTCAACAATCTCCCACTGATCCGCTTCTGGGTTTTTAGTCTGGTAGTCAATTAGTTTAGCGGTTAAATCTAGCTGCCCCCACCTTGTCATCACCACAATAACCGAGCCACCCCACATCAAGCGTTGACGAGGGCCGGTCTGATACCAGTTCCACGCTTGCTCAAACGGCAGTTTAGTCCCGCTCTTTAAGTCCTGCTCAGAGTGCGGGTCATCTATAACCAGCAAGTTAGCGCCACGACCAGCCAACGCACCGCCAGTGCCTACCGCGTAATACTTGCCTCCTTTGGCGGTACTCCACGACCCCGCGCTCTTAGAGTCTGCGCTCAGTTCAGTGCCGGGGAAGATTTCTTTATATTCAGGTGAGGCAATTAAGTTACGCACCCTACGACCAAAGTCCTCAGACAGAGACGATGTGTGCGTTGCCATGATGATCTGGAACTCTGGGTGATGCCCCAGCAACCACGCTGGCAGCAAAAACGAAGTTAGTTCTGATTTACCGTGGCGGGGGGCAACATTGATGATGACGCGTTTCTTTTTGCCATCCAGCACGTCTTTAAAAATCTTTGCCATGATCTTGTGGTGTCCGCCAACGGAGTAGTTGGGATACACCTTTTTGGCAAACTCAATCAGCGATGTTTGGGCGGCAGCGACTTCTAACCGCTTAATTTTCTCTTCAAGCAGCGTCAGCAATTCTTCTTTCTGTTCACGCTGCGCTGGCATTAAGCTCTTCCAGTTCTGGTGGAATATCCGCTACTTTGCCTTCAACCACCTGCATCAAGTCCATATACTTATCCATACGGCTCTTGATTTCTTTTTCCAAATCGGTGTCAGACAACTCTGCTTTCTTGACTTCAATACGGTCTGTAAACAGTGCCACCTCGGTAACCTTGCCCAGTAACTCAATAGCCCGGAGGCGGATTTTAGCGTCGGGGTGCTTAGATTCTTCCAACAACTGCGCTATACAGTATCCGCGTAACTCTTTAGCTTGGTCAACAAAGGCCCAATCGTACGCGGTGAGCATTCCAACCAAATGTTGGACGGCTTTGGGAACGGTGACTTTGGTCAGCGCGGTTTGTTGTGTTGTGGCGTCTAGCGGGATGGTCATTGCCGCAAACGCGTCTTGGGCTGATTTTTGTTGCGCGGCGGTTATTGTGGCGTCGTCGTCAAAGCCCAATTCCTTCAACCAATCAGAGGTTTCTGTTTTTCCGTCCACAATATCAGCAGCGCCAGCTTTTTTATCTGGGATAAACGGTGCGTCATCTGGCAGCACACTGGGTGCGTAGTCGGCATCTTGGATGCTGATCAAGTGTTCAAACATTTAACCCCGCGCTGATTAAGCGAAAAACACATTTACTTTTTGGCAAAGCCATAATACACTACGAACTCCTCCGTTGTGAAGCGCTTTAAAAAGCGCCCTCCAGTGGCCCCACCTCCTCGGGGCCACTTTTTTATCCTAATATGTAAAAACTTTGACAAGTTAACTCTGCATTTTTTATGTAAAATTTTTTACAGCAGGTCTCGTTTTTTGGCGGTGTGGTTTAAAAATAGTGTTCTAGCCAAGCTGCCACACTGCCCCGCCAAAAGGGTTCCCCGCCCCCCAGTGGGGTTCGGCAGCGCCGCTGTGGGGCTAGGCTGCGAAGCTGCGGGGTTAACTGAGGGTTACCAAAACACGTTATGGTATACTTATGTTGTCGAATTGCTTCACGCCGTGGGGCAACGACGCCACTTGCGGACAACGTGTCCGCGAGTTACTTAACTAGGAGATACACAAATGAACAATCAAATCCGCAACCACGCTTACATGGTCTTTAACAAGGTCGATAACACGTCCGTGGACTTCGCGGGGGAGTTGCTTACCCTCGGTGTTGACCGCGTTGTAGGTCGAGCACTGGCGATGGAATGGGCAGCGCAAAAATACAAAACGCGCATCACAATGGGGCAGCGGGGTCTTATGCTGCCCCGCGACAGCGCGGCGGAAAAGGCAATGAACCGAGTTATCAGGTTCATCTGGCCGATCGAGTCTGCCACGCCGAAGAAGTCGACGCGCAACACGACCGATCCGGTTGAAGCGTTGATCAAGAAGATTAACGCCTTGACCCCAGCACAGCGCCGCCGCATTCGGGCGGCGATTTAACTCGCGGACAAAATGTCCGCGAGTTTTTGACACTTTTCCACGGACTGATTCCGTGGGCGCGATGGGGGCGGCGCTATTCTGCCCCCTTTGTTTTGGAGAAACGACATGAAGGTTGGCGATAAAGTGAAGCGTAGCCCAAAGATATGGAAAGCCCCTGCGATGCAGTTTACAGGGGTGATTGTAGAAATCGTTAAGAAAGGTGCCTCGCGTCCGTATGATACCGGCACCTACAGTGAAAACGGATTCAAAGTGGATCACAACCGATACAGCGTCAACCCGTGGAACAACAAAAAGGAAAAAGACTCGGCTGTGTTCTACACCGCCGCAGAGCTTGTGGTTGTTAAGTAGTCCCGCACTAGTGCGCCGTGACAGGGCGCACTGTGGGCGCGATTGCCCTTAACTAACGGAGAACGACATGAAAGCTAACGCCGCTACCACACACGCCCCGCGATTCTGGGCATTGCTCGTCGAGGTCAAAGCCCCGATGAATCCCGCGCTCAAGACAGCGCAAGAACCGCAACCAACCACGCTGCCCCGCTTGCAGCGCCACTTTGAGGAGAAACGACATGCGTAAACTGATTGAGGATTATTATGCAGCCATCACGTGGCTGCGCCTCGACTTCGCGGTGGGGGTGGACGACAACCTCGCCTACATGGACGAGTTGATGCACCAGTGGATGAAGCTGCCCTTAACGAACGCTGCTATCGACACCCTTGATATCGCGTGGGAAAAGAGCGAGGCAAGCGGAGATTTCTCCACGTTCGAACGCACCATTCACCGCGTCCTCAAAAGGACAACTCCTCATGCGTAAAGAAACAGGATGGATACATGCGTTCATCATAGCGGGGGGTTGTATCCTCGCGCTTGGTGGTCTCATCGTGAGCGACGTGCTGCTCACGTTCATTGGGTGGGCAACCATCTGTGCGGGGGCTTATGCCGAGACACGACTCCTCACCCGCCGCAGCTAACTCGCGGACACTTTGTCCGCGAGTTTTCCACTCAACTGGCACTTACGGTAACGTCTTTTGGTAAGTGTCAATTGGACAATAGTCCACTACGTCCACTTGCAAAACCAAAAAGTGGGCGTAGTTTTATTCAATGAAAACAGTATAGTCAGCGTCTACCTGTCCAAATAGTCCACATATATATATACTTTTACTAAACTAATAATATATACGGGTAAATGTGGACGTTGGACTTTTAACTTTCCCGTTAAAAAAGTCGGACAATAAAAAGTTAAAAAAATGGTGGACGTTTTGCCACTTTTTGCGTAACACATTGATTGTGCTACGCTACATCGCGGCCACATTTAAAAAAACCAAGTGGACGTTGTTGCCTTTCCGTAGAATACTCAGACACAAGTCTGTATCTCGTTAAATTCATGGAGGTTTTATGAACCAAACGTGCATTATCTGCTTAAAAAATAAGCTAATTCGTAGCTTTCGCTACGTTTCCACGCCCAATATGGGCGGCAGAACGCTGCGCTTGATAGGGAAAAAGTGCAACGCTTGCCGCACCGCCGCGCTACTCCGCGAACCATCCGGCAAAGCGCTGCGCACCGCGATTGAACGCGGCGAGATCGGTTATGTGCAGGGAACGCTCATGCTGAAGAAACACACCGAGCAACGCAAGCAGCGCAACATCATCCGCAAGGCCAAACTCAGCGGCGTTATGAAGAAGATACACGCTAAACGCCGCGCACAAAAAGAAAGAGACAACTCATAAACAACCGAGTTTACGAGACACCAGCACCACGCAGCAAAACTCGCGGACAAAGTGTCCGCGAGTTACACAAACGTATTTCACAACAAGGAGTAACACCATGAAAACGAAACCTAGCGTTAATCACATCCTCAACACCCTTACCAACACGAAGTTCGGCCTCATCAAGCGCATCGCGTTCGTGCAGGGCAGCAACCGCAACGAGGCGCACTTCGTCCACGAGCGCAACGCTGACGCCACGCGCATCACCATCAAGCGCATCGCTCGGTGGCGCAACGCAAGCATCTATAAATAAAGGAACCGAGTTTACGAGGAGAACTGAGATGAGAGACTACTTTTCGGTGGAACTTTGGTATGTGGTGGGCATCGGCGGTGTGTATTACGGCACCAAGATGCAAGCTGAAGAAGCAGCACGCAAGGCGTTTCCAGATGAGGGTGCGGACAAGCGGTATGCCCGTATCTATTACAAGACTTTTTATCAGGAGGTGTGAAATGAAAAAGAACTTTGCTTTTCACAAGTTAAGGTTGGATGACTTGGTAAAAGCCTCGATAGCCCCGCTGCATAAGCAGGTGCAGGACAACGAGGCGCTCTTCGACCGTATGGTCGCTAACGATAACTGGATAGTGCTAGATGTGGACGCTACCAAGATACGCATCGGGATGTCGGGTTCGGATGAAGCGCGAGAGGTTCGGTCGTTGGTGAATTACATTCGGTCGATTAAGAAGAGAACGTTTACCCGCCGCATCGGAGCTAATCAGTGGTATGTCGAAGTGCTGTTCTAAGGTTGTATGAAGCAGGTCTTATTAAATAACTAAGGAGAATCAAAATGAAAAGGCATTTACGTTACGTAGCACCAGAACGCACCCCGTTGGGTGAGTGGAAACGCGGCGGCTATTGGAACGCGGTTGATCTTGTCGAGCGGCGACAGGTGTGCAAGGCGGTAGGTGTGGCCCTCGCCAAGACGGGGGTGATGCGGATGAAGCCGCTGGTGCCGATGGCGGTGGTGCAAGCGGTAATGGACATTGACCTGATGCCCAACAAGCGTGGCGAGTTGTTCGTGTCGCTGTTGGGGGATATCGGTGATGCAATTGTCCGTGACACCGAGCGGTTAGTGACGGAATACTGGAAGGATGTGCCGTGGTGTGACGAGCCGTGGTTCAAGAAGAGTCCGTATTATTACCTGCACAGCACACACCAGCCGCGAGAACCCCAGAACGCGGGGAACGTAGCCTTTGCGGAGTCACCGCAGAAGCTGGTGCTGGATCGGTTCACGGTGATGAAGCCCG